AAACTCCGTCATTAGCTTGTGACATAAGTTGTGCGTTGGTATTAATACCGCCCGTACCACTTACATCAGGCGTGAGAACACTTGCCTTAACCTCAAGAAGCTTTATCAGTTGGAACATACAAATCTTGACTCTTTCCATTACATCTTCTGTACGCCAAGATTCCTTCCATAGTCTATTGAAAGTGTACCAATCAATATACCCTTGAGCATCAATAGCAAGAGAATTAAAGAGGGCTTCGTCAGTAATAGTACCGCCCATTTCAGTATATTCAGCGAATGTTAAGTAATTTACCATACGAAACCCTCTCTATCTCTTATTGATCGTCTGTTGACTTTCTGCGAGTCCTCTTAGGCTTATCTTCGGACACGGGCTTATCATCTAAGATAGGCTTATCCTCAGATACAACGGATCGTTGTGGCTTTGCCTTTAAAGATGCAATCTCCTTCTTGAGCATATCATTCTCCTTCTTGAGTTGAAAGTATGCTTTCTTCAAAGAATCTACATCTGTAGGTATTGCTTCCTTGATTACCGTTCCGTCAAGACTCTTTGCCGTGAAACCCTTATTTACATAAAAGTCCAACAAATTATCTTCGACACGGAGAACTACATTACCCTTTACGACTTTTATCATACTTACCACCTATTAGGATGTTGTGCCTGAACCCTCTGTGATGTTGAATCTGATAGCACCGGATTGCTTATTCAGAATGAATACATCCTCGTGTGACTCCTCATAGTAGTAATACTTACCCTCTGTAACTGCGGAAGGAGCAGAAAGGTCTGCAAAATCGTAAGATACAGGTGTGATTACTGCAAGAGGATGTACGAGGAACATATTGATCTGTGAAGCATCATCCTCAACCTCATAACCCTCTGTGAAATCATAAGCAGTTTTCATAAGGATAGCAGGTACAGGGATGATTGTAACCTCGTCAAGTCTGTTTACTCTACGGTCAATAGCGTTAGGACCATCCTCCACGCTGATAGAACGAGAGATACCGTCAGCAGACTTGAGCATCTTGTTTACCTCGTGAGTAACATAGAGGATTCTTCCGTTAGAAGGAACTCTCTCGTTATCCATTTGAAGCATAAGATTGTCGAATACATCAAGGATATTCTGAACAGAGAGAACTGTTGTATCAGGTGTTCTTGCAACGCCCTGTTCATCCTCTGTGAGAATCCAATCTGCGAAAATCTTTGATACTGTGTAAGCATCCATCTCAGGGAACTTCTGTGTTTCGTTGAATACCTTTGTGATATTAGCGATAGAAGCAGCGAAGTTTGTTTCGTCAATATCTCTCGGATGAATGAGCGTAGACCACTTTCTCTCATTGGAAAGAGTCTTAGGCTCCCAAGCGTTATCGTAGTTTCTCTGTGCAGTACCGATAGAATCACGACTTGCGTTTGTTCTACCGGATGTTCTGATAGAGGGAATCTCGATGGTCTTTGAAGAAGTCCAACGATAACGGTTGTTGTTAGGTGTTGCATAGAGAGCACCAAAATTCAGAACATTCGGAAACCAACCTGTCAGTTCCTTTTGGTACTCGTCAGCATAACTTACTGTGCCAAGATCGGTGTGCTTTGTTGACATAATCTTTCTCCTTTACTTGTCAATCTGTCTTATTGGATTGAAGTTAAAGCCAAATACACTACTTTTCGGCTCACTTCCTGAGTTTGAACCGCTTGTTGGTCCTGCAAAATGAGGTTTAGGCTGAGTAGGCTCAGGGGGTGGAGTTTGACCTCCTTCATCTTCCTTAACAAACGCATCTGCGTTCTCTTCGGAATAAGACTTAACAAAGTCGTCTGCTCCCATAATCTTACCGTTGTCAAACTTCAAACTTGCTCCAATCATAGCGGATGTGAAATCCCTCTTCGCTGCATTGGATGTGAACTTTCTTCCGTTTGCAAACTCCTTAACTGCAAACTCATACTGCTGAGTCGCAAGTTTCTGTTGATATGCTTCCATATCACTTGTGTACTTACCCTGGAGAGAGTCAAAGTCTGTTTGTAGCTTTGCTAACTTATCAGCATCCGTACCTGCGTTAGCAAGTTGTGTCTTTAGATCATTGAGGTCTGCATCTCTCTTTGAGATGGTTTCATTGAGTTGGTTAATAGAATCTTCCTTACTCTTGATTTCATCCTCAAACTTTCTTTTATCCACATACTTACCTTCCGATAAGTCTGTAAACTTTGCTCCACTTGCTTTAGCCGATGCTTCAAACTGATCCCAAGTAAGCGTTCCGTTTTCTGCTTTGTCAAAAAGTTCTTTGATGTTCACGAAAAGTTCCTCCTAAAAACATTCTTTATATCCGTTTAATTTATAAAGTCGCAGTAACGGTTCTGCGTGAATGTACCGATGTTTTAACGCCCTTCGGCAAGGCTATATAACAAGGCATAAAGCCCAATTATCAAGAAACTTATTCCCCACGTTCATTTTACAAATCTTTACTAAAACAGTCAACATTATTAGTAATCTTTTACCTTGATTCTTTCAAGTTTAACGGGGATTCCACAAGCATTACTAAACAATTTGTATTGTGATGTTAACGATCCTACTCTATTCCTTGCAGAAACCATATCCGATTTATTGCCAAGATATTTACTAAACAAATATCTTTCTTTGGCTTGTCTAATCCTTCTTTCATACCTTCTCTGAATTTGAGTACACTCATAAAGAGTATAATGTCTACCATTAGGAGCAGTATATCCTCTTTCATTGTCCTCAAGTATCTTGTCTAATTCGTCTTGAGTATATGTAGGTTCTGACTTGCCTATCTTTATATTCATAAAGTAGTGCCTACAATTCCAAGTTCCTATCTGTCGTTCAAAGCCAACATAAGAATTGCCATTCACATCTTCAAAGTTGCTTCCGCTTTGCATCAAATCGACATTCTCTTTGGTAAATTGATGACCTTGAGCCGGAGCGTGATCGGGAGCAGGATAGATATGAGCCGATAATTCCATACCATCAGCACCAAACTGTTTGCCCATAACCTCTTGAACCTTATTAAGAAGCCTCTTCATACTCTCCAATATATTGAACCTAACGGCATTATTACCGCTTACAGACTCGTCATCTACTAAATACCTTACACCGCTATTAAACAACTGCGATTCTGTACGATTTAGGGCGTTTCTCGCTAAATCTTCCGATAGATTACGGTAACTCATAGCTTCATTTACAACAGAACGATAAGCACTCGTCAAATCGTAATTGCGAAGAGTACCAGGATTAGATAAATCTCGCATAGAAATAACAGGGCTATTCACAAGATTCATAAACTCGTCTTGTGCCAACTTTATCTGTTCATTAGCGAGTTGCATAAGTTCTGAGTTTTCAGCCAAAGCTAATTGAGTTTCATAGAACAGGATAGCTTCTCCATAAGCATACTCTATAAGCCACCACCAATCACGTTCTATACGTTTCTTCTGATCCTTATAATATGCCTCTACTTTCTCTTGAATAGCATAAATATCCCGTTGCATCGTAACGTAACTTGCTATAGAGGAGATTTTATCAAAATCGGCAAGATGGTTTATCCTATCCGCAATTATCTTTATTACAGATAAGCTAAATTCATCTTGCCGTTTTGCATACTCATATAAGAGTTTTTCTATCTGCTCGTCATTAAGCATTAGCTATATTGGTTATCCCCACTTCTAAACTCTTTCTCTTGAATATCCCCGTCTTGATTATCTTCCTTCGGGCTTTCTTTCTTTTTCGATTCAGGTCTTTGATTAGACTTACCGAGAATATCCATTTCTACCAGGTTCATTTGTACCGCCTCAAGATTTTCTTGCTGAATACGGATAAGGGCTTCTCTTGCCTGCTTCTCTGTTTCTCCGAAGTACCACATACGAGTTTCAACCTTACCTGCAAGACCGTTGTTCATAAGAGCCAGTCTGCGTGTAAGTTCTGTGTCCTTATCTACGAGAACACTATCATCCCACTCGAAAGATACCTCATACTCTCCATCTTCTGTACTGTCATACAGATTACAAAGAATGTTCATAATATAGATAGCATCTTCCAATGCCTTTTGAGTAGCGGTCTGAATACGATGATTAGTCTGATAACTGCTTCTTCTTTGGAGCATAAGTTCCGTAGCGG